TTGAAGAAGACTTTCTTGAAAGCATTCAACGCATGAGAGAAATTGCCGGCATCAAAGAGGCCAAGAAGCCTGACTTTTTGGATGTAGACAAAGATGGCGACAAAGAAGAACCATTCAAGAAAGCTGTCAAAGACAAAGAAGAAAAGAAAGTTGATGAAAGCATTTTTGCTTTGACCAACCAATGGAAGGCTTACAAGGGGTAAACAATGAGCACAAACAACATGATGAGACCTTACAGTGAAGTGGCAGCAGAACTTGCACAGCGCAATGCCAACAACTATGTGCCACCTGCTGTGCCTAGTGTGAAACAAACACCTGTGGAAATTCCAGGCGTGATGTATCAAGCACGAGAACTATTTCAACCCATAGTTTCTAACCCCAAAGGTGACCAATAATGGCTGTGCAAGTTGTAAATGCAATAGGAAACACACTGTGGACCACTGACAAAGTGGAATTTGCCACCACACTCAGCAATGTGACATTTCAAGTGAGTGCTGTGCAGTTGACCTATGCTCAGGCCAATGGCACACCAGCCAATGCTACCATGCCCGCAGGTCTACCAGGCAACATCTATGCCAATGCTGTGGCTGTGCCTGGCAACACTGTGTCACAATACTATGTGGGTGCAGGCAACTATTTGTATATTCTCTCAGGTACTGGCAGATTTACTGCCACTGCATTGGGCACTGCAACCAGTGCCACTGCTGGCAGCAACGGAATCTAACAGTGAGAGCCACTGAGTTCCTTGTTGAAAAACAACAAGGTCACATGCGTCATAGATATCACCAGGCCACCCGTGGACTAAACAAGTTCCGTGACCCAGGTGGGTATGATCGTGCCTATGAACTCAATCGTGTGATGATGGCAGTGGCTTGTGCTGATGGCAGTAATAAACCTATAGACATGGACTCGGCCAGTTGGGTAGGCAAGTACAACACAGCAAATCCTTACACTGATGAAGAATCAAAAATGATGAAGCAGGCATTCAAAGCTGTGGGCAGCGAAACACATGACATGAATCATGGCGATAATCGCAGCCAAGAGCCTGGTGATACAAACAAAATCAGTCCGGTAGCAGCATTCAAAGGATATCCCCGATGAGAGCTAAAGAGTTCCTTAAGGAACAAACAACATTGCCTCCTGAACAAGCAGATCCCATGAATCACGTGTTTACATTGCCTGGAGTGCAATCTAGCGACCCATATCAGATTTATCGACTGGGTGTGGCCATGGCTCGTGCCAGAAGTGATGCTGGCACGAATGATCCAATTCCATTCATGCCAGAATGGTCTCCCAGGGCTGCATTTGGAGAAGATGCGGTGGTTGCTGGTTTTAATGCCACTGTTGAACCCATAATTGACCAAGCATTGAAAATGGCTGGCTTGCCTGCTACAAAAGTGCAAATTAGCACTCCAAACAGTTTAGAACCTGCATCTGTGTTAAAACAAAGTCCTGTCAAGCCATTTGCTGGCTACCCCCGTTAACCAATCAATAAATATCCATATGAAAAAACTTTTATTTGTGCTGTTGCTCACAGCCTTTAACTCAGCACAGGCCTGGGACCAAACAGCCCCACTAGCAGTTGACCACTGCAAAGCACACAATCCTTACGGTTGGGCACAGACTTCAAAACAAGTCACAGCCATTTGCCGTAGAGCATATTTTGTGGCATACGATGCAGCCGCAAAGATTCCCAACTATGTAACATACACACTGACCCCACCCAATGCCTTGGGATGCTGGCCAAGAACCAATGCGTTTGTAGCAGATGCCTCAGTGCCCAATGGGCCACGTCCAGATGACTATGCTGGCACAGGCTACGACAAAGGGCATGCTGCTCCTGATGGCGACTTATCATGGGATCAACAAGTAGAGTACGAGTCATTCCTAATGACCAATATGTATCCGCAACTGGGTGGATTGAATCGTGGCATTTGGAAACTGTTGGAAACGTCAGTGCGTGGCTGGACTGTGCAACAAAATCAGGTGTATACAATCTATGTGGGTGCTGTGTATGACACTGCCACTGACAAAAAGATTGGCAACGGTGTTGTGGTGCCCACAGGCTTCTACAAGATTGTGATCAATCAAGCCACAGGTGCCATGGCTGGCTGGTATTTCCGGCATGAAGGCGGACAAGGCAATGACTTGACCCGGGCCCGTGCTGCTATCTCAGCAATCCAAAACAAAGCAGGAGTGAAGTTTGCTTATCCTGCCAATGCGCATGAACTGCCTATTGGACAAGAATGGCCCGTGGACTTTGGCGCACTAACAAATGCCAAACGTGCCAAGTGCAAATCTGCCGAATAATACTCAACACCATTTGCACATGTAAATAATGCATGGCCAAAACTATTCCTAAAGATTTTTACTGTGCTGCACCCTGGCGCGGTTTGCATATAAACCCCCAGGGTGCTGTCAAAACATGCTGTGCTGGCGATCCCAACATGTTGGGCAATCTTAACTCGCAAGGCATTGAACAAATACTCAACAGCGACCTGATGGGCAAAATACGTGCCAGTTTGGCACAAGGCAAACCGCACAAATACTGCAATAACTGTGTCAAAGCCGAACGATTTGGTGCTGATTCAGAGCGGCAGTGGCACAACAAAGTCAACCCCAACTTTGACTTTGCCAACGCAGGTGATCAGTATCATTATCCAGTGATTGTGGATGTGCGCTGGAATACCACTTGCAATTTGAGTTGCAACTACTGTGGAGAAATGTGCAGTTCAAAATGGGCGCAGATCAAGTCCATGCCAATCAAATCTGGCACAAGACCCTATTACGAGCAAGTGTGTGATTTTATTGAGCAACATCATGATCACATATACGAAGTTGCACTAGTGGGCGGCGAACCACTGTTGCTGCCTGAAAATGAAAGACTGCTGGATGTTGTGCCCAAATCTGCTATCATCACATTGATCACAAATCTAAGTGTTGATTTACGCAACAACAAAGTATTCCGCAAATTGTCCGAAAGACAAAAGGTAGGGTGGTCAATGAGCTTTGACAACATTGGAGCTAAGTTTGAATATGTGAGGCACGGTGCTTCTTGGCCTGTGTTGCAAGAAAATTTACAGATCATCAAAGACAGCAAGCAAAGTCGACAAAACTGGGGCGGAGTACATGCAGTGTATAATATCTACAACGCCACTCATATCTGCGAATTTAGACAATTCCTTCAGGATGCAGGTGTTTCAATTATGTGGCAAAACTTGTTTAGACCTGACTACTTGGATCCATTTTTGTATGGTCCTGCTGTGGCCGAGAAGGCTGCGGAAGAGATTAGACGTTTTTATGCCATGGGCATTGCTACTCCTGCAGAGAAGAGATTTTTTGATCAAGCACTGAGTAAATACGAGTCTGTTGTGGCAGCACAACCCAGAATTGTTTACAAGTTCAAGCAACACATCAACGAAATTGAAACAATGTATCACCCAGACAAAGCAGGACAATTTAGACAGTTATGGCCTGAACTGGCCGAAAGCATATTAGATGATCCAACCTCCAGCTAAAAATTTAGAAACGGTGCTGGTCAAAGCGCCGCACCGCAAAGAAGTCTACACAGAAGACGAGCTGATTGAGTTTGCCCGGTGTGCAGATCCTGTCACAGGTCCACTATACTTCATGGATAATTTCTTTTTTATTCAGCATCCCACACGCGGTAAGATGTTGTATCATCCGTTTGAGTATCAGACCAGACTGATTGAAACTTATCACAACTACAGATACAGTATCAGTCTGATGCCTCGACAAACCGGCAAGTCAACGTCGGCTGCCGGTTACTTGTTGTGGTATGCAATGTTTGTGCCAGACAGCACAATCTTAGTGGCCGCACACAAATACACAGGTGCGCAGGAGATCATGCAACGTATTCGTTATGCATATGAACTGTGTCCCAATCATATTAGAGCAGGTGCTACCAGTTACAACAAGAACAGTCTAGAGTTTGAAAACGGATCGCGTATTGTTGCACAGACCACAACTGAAACAACTGGACGGGGTATGTCCATATCGCTGTTATACGCTGATGAGTTTGCATTTGTGCGACCCACTATTGCCAGAGAGTTCTGGACTTCTATCAGCCCCACCTTGGCCACTGGTGGTAAGGCAATTATTACAAGCACTCCCAACTCAGACGAAGACCAGTTTGCACTGCTGTGGAAAGGTGCCAACAAGACTGAGGACGAGCATGGCAACACCACTGAGTTAGGCATCAACGGATTCCGTGCATTTAGAAGCAACTGGCGTGAGCACCCTGACAGAGATGAAAAATGGGGATTGGAACAGTTGGCACAACTGGGTGAAGATCGATTCCGACGTGAAATGGAATGCGAATTTGTTATCAATGATGAAACCTTGATTGCCCCTACCAAACTACTGGACTTAGAGGGCGTAGAACCACAACGCAGAACAGGTCAAGTGCGTTGGTATAAAAAGCCTGTCAAAGACAAAATGTATATTGTGGCATTAGACCCTAGCCTGGGCACAGGCGGCGATCCTGCTGCCATACAAGTGTTTGAAGCAGATACCACAGAACAAGTGGCCGAATGGCGTCACAACAGAACTGACATTCCCACACAGGTCAAACTGTTGGCTGACATTGTGGCTGAGTTATACGAAGTCATCAAAGACGACAAAAAGATTTACTATTCAGTAGAAAACAACACCATTGGTGAAGCTGCCTTGATATCCATAAACGAGTATGGCGAAGAGAATATTCGGGGCTACTTTCTCAGCGACAATTCAGTGACAGGCACCACTGGACGTAGATTCCGCAAGGGATTCAACACCACCAACAAAGCCAAGCTCACTGCCTGCAACAAGTTCAAAATTCTTGTGGAATCAGGTCGCATGAAGCTACACAGCAGACCCTTGATTTCAGAACTCAAAACGTTTGTTGCTCATGGGGGCAGTTATGCTGCCAAGCCCGGCGAAACTGATGACCTTGTGATGAGCTCGCTGTTGGCAGTGCGCATGCTGATGATGTTGCAAACATACCATGCAGAACTAGACACACAAATGAAAGATCACGGCGATAACATCATTGAGCCCATGCCGTTCATATCAATGCTGCGCTAAATACACAACTATGACAATGGAAGCATTACCTCAAGATCTAGCAGACTTTCTGGTTACAAAGAATTTTGACCCAGAATACTTTGATGACCAAGGCCAGCCCTCAGAAGCTGGTGACGCTAAAACTATCAAATTTGACTATGTGGCAGATTCCGGCAAGAATTACGGCACAGCAGTGTGTGTAATTGCTGATGATGAACTCAGTTTGTTCTACGGGGACAATTTGGGCCGCGGAATGGAGCCAGAGGACAAAGAAGAGTGGTTCAGTTTCTTAGAAGAACTCAGCAACCAAGCAGCCAGACATTCAGCAACTTGGAGTCCCCGAGATATCAACCAACTCAAACACACCTTGGCTGGCATTGCTGCCATCAAAGAAGGTTTGTTTGAAGGCTACTACGGTAATCGCCGTGTGAGTTACATGGGCGAACAAACTCAAGCGCGACTGGTGATCAATCACAATCGTGTGTTGGGCGAAGAAGACAAACGTTATCGCTATGTGGAAAGTTTGTTTATTGAAACAGCAGATCAAGAACGTTTTAGACTGCCATTCAAAAGCCTGGCAGGTGGTCGAGCCATGCTGGAACATGTGCGTTCGGGCGGACGCCCGTATGATGTTCGTGGCAATCACATTACCGAAGTTGTGAGTGAGATGGCAGTGCTGAGTCGTTTCAATCGTGCGCAACACAATCGTGTGTACGAGGGTGTCACACAAGAACTAGTAGAAAGCGCACAGCAATACTATCACAACCTACAAGAAACCATCAAGCATCTTGGCAGCTCACGTGGCTATCAAGCATACTTTGAAAGCTGGGCTCCTGACCAAACAGGTGAAGCAGAAAGCCTGGTAGAAAATCTACGCAACTTGTTTGTGGAACAAACACTGGATGCTAGAATTGAAGCTGCCTTGCCCACATTGGCCAAGATACAACAACAAGGAAACAACATGAAAGAAGCGCAAATATTTGAAAACTGGATCAACAACCTCAGCGAAGGAACTTGGTCACTACCAGAAACTCCTGAGCAAATGGAAAAACTCAACCAGTTGATGAGTGCAGAACTCATTGTTGGTCCAGATGCTACCAACGCCACAGAACTGTTGTATGACATTGTGGGTGATGACGAACTGTTTGACATCTTAAACGACTTGGCTGATCGTTCAGAAGGTCGTGCCAACATTTGGGACGACTCAGATGTGCAACGCAGACTGGCTGAACTGGGTGTGCAAACTCCTCAGAGCACACAAGCAGAACCTGCTGATGTGCCACAAGACACAGCACCGGCTGTGAAAGAACAAGGCATGGCGGAAGGCTCGTTGAATGAATTTAAAGTAGATAATTTCGATCGTGATGACGATGATGACGATGAGGATGAATTCCCGCAGATGTTTGAAGCACCATTTACTGCTGTTATTAACGGTAAAAAACAAACTGGCACAGTGATAATTTATCCTGGAGAAGTTACCTCGGCAGAATGGCATCTCAAAGATGCAATCTATATCAAAACTGGTATGGATAATGTACACGACACAAGTGACTTTATTACACATGCGGCAGAATACATTCAAGAAATCATCAAATTGGATGGCCGAGGGCATAATTATGTAAAGCATCTGAAAAAGCGTCGAGGTGTGGGGGAAAACTCTGGTGACTCACAGATCGCACCTGGCATGAAAACTCAATACGGAATTGTGATGTCTGTAGAGGGAAACACTGTCACAGTTAAAGCATCAAACGGTGAATTGACCACGGTGAATATTCACGATATAGAGCAAGGTGTGGCGGAAGGCGACAACATGTCTACATTTGCGGAAGATCGTGAATTGGCTGAGATGCTGAAATATGCTGGCGTGCCCATCAAAGAAAACGTGTTGACAGATTCCACTGGCAGCACACTAGACCATATCATGGACACATACAAGCGTGATGTCAAAGACTTCACCCAAACTGGAGAAATGAGTCGTCATTTGGAGCAAGTATTGTATGATTACTACTATGACGATATGCCATATGGCGCAAAAACTGGCGAAGACATAGATACATCTGAATGGATCGGCGATCGTTTTGCTCAAGACATTGGTCTTGACGAAGGTTGGAAAGGTGCCTTGGCCGGCGGACTTGCTGGCTCAGCATTGGGCAGCGTGGTTCCTGCACTGGGCACAATAGCCGGTGGTATTGCTGGTGCTTATGCAGGACACAAAATTGGCGATCAAGGGATCAGTGACCCAGACAAACAATGGAAGTCACCAAACAAAGAACCACAACAACAAAAACCTGTGAGTGAGTGCAACTACACTATGGAAGGTGAATATTGCCCAGAACACGGTCTAGCCGAATGTGGCATGGCATCAGGTGGCGCAGTGGGCATGCCTTACAGCATGGGCGAAGGCACAGATGATCCAATCAATTCAAACTCAGCCATGACTGGCAGCTACTACGAAGGCAAGGAATCTAACATCCAAGAAGGCGATGCACTCCTGGCAAGAATAAAGTCATTAGCCTTGATTAGATGAACTTATCGTTCCCACCAGGATCACCGGAACATGAATTAATTCAACCGGTTGATTCTGGCACTGTTCGACTGATAGATCATCTGTTTGGCTTTGATTCAAACTTTGAAAATTATCTGCTTCGAGCGTTTGATGACTTACAACAGCCTATAACAATCTACACTGAATATATTCTTGACGATCAAGTAAAACTCAAGTATCCAAATCTTGACATAAGATTTGATGCGGCTGCAATGATTCAAGGAAATAATTTGTTGCAGTTGACAGATATGCAAGATCTGCAGACCCAAACTTGTTAAACAATGTAAAAGTCAATTTCCTCAGCTCATTTAACAAAGCAGCACACATAGGTAGAATTTGGTTGGTTTTGTGGTTGTATGAACTGGGATGGTTCAATGATGAGTGTTGTTCAAAGCATTTTGAAATTGTAAACACTCCTCGACAAGGGTGGGTATGGAGTCCTATCCCAGACGAAGTGTTGTATTTGTATTCAAAGTATGTTGGAGATGATTACAATCTGCCCTCCAAACAACATCCACGAAGTCAATTCTTAAAAAAAATTATCAAGTTCGGCAATCCATACCATACTCCCAGTGATGATTTAAAAATTCTAGCAAAGTTCAATCAAAGGTCTTTTGTGAATCTAGTGGCAGAAACTGTGCCAATCAACAGCATACCATTTCCAACTGAAAAATCTTTGTGCCCAATCGTGCATAAAACATTATGGGTAGCATACGCACCGTTAGGACATCATAAATTTATGTTTGACAAGTTTGGATTCCGCCCATACCAGTGCTTTGATTACACATTTGATCAAGAACCTGACCCAGTGGAGCGACTAGGCAAGCTCACACACATGCTGACTAAATTTTCCAAAATGACTCCAGACCAATGGCAAGATATCTACAATCAAGAAAAAGAAATCATCAAGTTTAATTTTGAACATGTGGCCAGCGGATCTTTTCTAACACAAATTCGACAACTGAATCAGACTGACAATAATTTTAATTAGAACAACTTGATCATAAATAACATTGACACGTAGACAAAAAGCGCATATACTACTACAGTGTTTGCGCTTTTTTGTTTGTGTCACAGGCAACTAAGATCTAAACATTTAGATAGGCAACATAACATAGGCAACTTACTAAGGAGAAAAACTATGGCATCATTAGCAGAAATCAGAGCAAGACTACAGGCAGCAGAGGGCAACAAAGGCGGCGGACAAACAGGTGGAGACAACTCCATTTACGCCCATTGGAACATGGAAGAAGGACAAAGTGCAACACTGCGATTCCTTCCCGATGCAAATACAAAAAACACATTTTTCTGGCAAGAACGAGCAATGATTCGTTTGCCTTTCGCTGGCATCAAAGGCGAAATGGATTCCAAACAAGTGTATGTGCAAGTGCCTTGTGTGGAAATGTGGGGCGAAGCATGTCCTATCTTGGCAGAAGTGCGCACCTGGTTCAAGGACAAGAGTCTTGAAGAAATGGGTCGCAAATACTGGAAGAAGCGTAGCTACATCTTTCAAGGCTTCGTGCGTGAAAACCCACTAAGCGACGACAAGAGCCCAGAAAATCCCATCCGACGTTTCATCATCGGACCTCAGATTTTCACCATCATCAAAGGCGCATTGATGGATCCCGAACTGGAAGAATTGCCCACAGACACACTGCGTGGCTTGGACTTCCGTATCACTAAAACTGCCAAAGGTGGTTTTGCTGACTACAACACTTCAAAGTGGGCACGTAAGGAATCGGCACTGACCGAAGCTGAACAAGCCGCTATTGCCACACATGGCTTGTATGACTTGAGCACATTCCTGCCCAAGAAGCCGGGCGATGTTGAACTCAAGGTCATCAAAGAAATGTTTGAAGCCTCAGTGGAGGGACAACCTTACGACACAGAACGTTGGGGTCAATACTTCCGTCCTGCTGGTGTTCAAGCACCTGGTGGTGCCGGAGCCGCACATGTGGATGAGGACACTCCTGCACCAGCAGCCAAAGCCGCACCAGTGGCAACACCTGCACCAGCAGCAGACAATGGATTTGACGAAGATGACACTCCTGTGGCAGCCGCACCAGTGGTCAAGCCCGCAGCCAGTGGACAAAATGCTCAGGACATCCTGGCCATGATCCGTAGCCGTCAAGCCAAGTAATTGACTGTATCACACAGAGGGGCTCTCCCTCTGTGTTCTTTAAAAAAATAATAGGTGATTCATGGGTAAACCCTTTGACGTTTCAAAATTCCGTAAAGAAATTACAAAATCAATCGATGGACTCAGCATCGGTTTTAACGATCCTACAGACTGGATCAGCACAGGCAATTATGCACTAAACTATTTGATCAGCGGCGACTTCAATCGCGGCATTCCACTGGGTAAGGTCACAGTGTTTGCTGGTGACTCTGGTGCAGGTAAATCATACATCTGTTCAGGTAACATTATCAAGAACGCACAAGAGCAAGGCATCTTTGTTGTGCTGATTGATAGTGAAAACGCCTTAGACGAAGACTGGCTCAAAGCACTTGGCGTGGACACATCAGAAAGCAAACTGTCGAAACTGAGTATGGCCATGATTGACGATGTGGCAAAGACCATTTCAACATTTATGAGCGACTACAAAGCATTACCCGAAGGCGAACGTCCCAAGGTCATGTTTGTGATTGACTCACTGGGCATGTTGTTGACCCCAACGGATGTTAACCAGTTTGATGCAGGCGAAATGAAGGGCGACTTGGGTCGTAAACCCAAAGCACTCACAGCATTGGTGCGTAACTGTGTAAACATGTTTGGTAGCTACAACGTAGGGTTGGTTTGCACCAATCACACCTACGCAAGTCAAGACATGTTTGATCCCGACGACAAAATTAGTGGTGGTCAAGGCTTTATCTATGCTTCAAGTATTGTGGTTGCCATGAAGAAGATGAAGCTGAAAGAGGATGAGGACGGCAACAAAGTGTCAGACGTGAACGGTATTCGTGCAGGCTGTAAAGTTATGAAAACACGCTATGCCAAACCCTTTGAAGGTGTGCAGGTCAAGATTCCTTACACAACAGGTATGAGTCCTTACTCAGGCCTGGTAGACTTGATTGAAAAGAAAGAAATGCTCAAGCGCGAAGGCAACAGTTTAGTGTTTACCACAAGCGAAGGCGAGATCATCAAGAAGTTTCGCAAGGCCTGGGAAAAGAACGATGATGGTTGCTTGGACAAAGTCATGATTGACTTCAAGAATATCAAAACAGAGGTAAGTACAGCCGACACAGCGGAGGAATAACAATGTCAGCAGAAGTAGCAAGCGAAATTTGGGGCGAATTAAAACGATACGTCAATGTGGTAGATCGCATGGATGCAGCCGAAAGCATTGTGGCTATCTTGATTGATCATGACCATGATGTTGACGAAATTCGAGAAGCCTTTAAAGGAGATTCAGACATCAAGAAAGCTCTTACAGCATACTTGGACAATGACAAGGACTATGCAGAAGACGACCTAGAAGAAGATATTGATGATGAGGACAACTACAATCAAGAAGATGACTACTAATGTGGTATAGCAAAGTAGTTGCTGATCTCAGCAACATACCTGACTTCATTGCACACTTTGAGTC